AACAGTTAACGTTTTGTCTCCATAAAGTAGTGTTCCTTGTCCTGGCATTGAAACAACTGGATTAACGCCAAGTGAATAAATTGTATCTCTTTCAGTCTGATTTGGATTCCAAGCAAGTTTAACGACATTCTTAATTGCACCACGATTAACACCAGCAGGAGAGAACCAAGGATCATTTGTTTGATCTGTGCGAACACAAAGACCAGCTATATCTCCATTTAATGGTACCCAGCGATAAACGTTAGTGTATTTGTCGAATTGATATTTCCAACCAGAATCAGAAACTGCATATGACGAAGTTCTGGAAAGAGAAGAAATCCAACTTTTAATATCCTCTAGTGATAATGTGTCCAATCCACCGGATGTTGGTTTTGGTGAAATAAATGCAATACAATCTTTTCTTGCTTCAGCAATTTGTACTATTTGTTTTGCTACCGATCCTTTAACAGGTCCGGCAATTAGTAATGAAACATCAGTTGTTTCTGCATCACCAAAATTATTTTCATAAAATTGAATTATATTATCTTCAAGAGTTGAACCTGGTGTAGAATCCCATGATTGTCCTCCTTCAAGTGCTCCACCTGAAAGTTGGAATTCTTCATACAGATCTGCATTAAGAATTTGTTTAAATTCATTATTAACACCAATCGAAAAAACAGATGATCCCCACCCTAAATTACTGTCGGTTCGTAATTTTGGTGGATTAATTGCATAAATATAATCAGATTCATTATTTATTCTATTAATCCAATAATTGTTAGTTCCATCTGGTAATCTAGCATCTAATGCTTTAGATAAAAATTCAAATTTTTCTAGAACTGTTCCTTTTACACCACTAAAAATACCATTGCTATCAATAACCAAAACGTGAATTTCGTCATTAACATCAGATCTGCCCGTAATAGATTCAACATATAAAGAAGTTCCTGGAGCAGAATCGAATAATTTTGAATATTCATTCAAAGTTGCATCTGTAGTTTGATTGAAATCAACTCCAGCGTCAAAAACAACAACTTTAATACTGTTTCCTAATAACCCAGGATATTTTGCAGAAAAACGTAGAGTAGTTTCTGTGTTAGTTTCCATGAATTCTCTAAAAGAGGTTTCATTAAAAATACCAGACCATGTACCCAAAGCATCAGAAACTCCATATCCTGATGTTAATATTGCTTCTGCTTCACTATGTCTTTCGCCAGAATCGTATTCATTTGTAGCAGTCATGTAGTTGTTGCTTAATGCACGAACAACAGTCAAATTACTACCATATGATAAAAAGTTACTAGCACAGAACCAATATGTTGCATAGTCTTCACTGATTCCTTCGTTTAATGAAGAAAGAGGACTACCAAATGTTTGGGTCAAGTTAGATTCACTTGTTATCAATGTACGTTCATTTGCAGGACCCCATTGGAAAGGTCCAACAATTCCTGCCGGTGTTGTTGCTACTGTCGGAACAATTAAAGTTAAATCTTTTTCTGTTACATTTACTCCCGGACTAAGTTGAAATGCCATTTTTATCTCCTTTGATACTATATAAATCAAACTATATTTATATTTTTAAATATTTTGATTTTTAGAATACTGTATACCAAGCGTTTCCTGATTTATCTACTTCCACATCCGGTTGGGTTCCGTCTTCAATAAATCCAAATGGCACAACTTCTTCTTCAATTTGTTTGATTTTATCCTGAAATATGTTCTTTTTCATATCCAAGTTAGTCAATTCTTTGAAATATTCTTGGCTGGTCAACCAGGAAAAAAGAACCAGACACATTACTAAATCATCATTATGACCAACTTCCGCTTCATAAGAAGTCTTTTTAGTTATAAAAGTAACTAATTCTTGAATTATTCTATAATCTGTAATTAATAGTTTATCGTCCTCTACCATGCTTTTTAATATAGAACAACCCAATCTTTTTACTGCTTTTGTGGTCCTAATTCCGAACATGGAACTTCCTCCACCAAATCCACTACTAAGCATTTGGCCTTTTCTTCCCTTGAATACTGAAGAAAGAATATTATCATATTCAAAATCCGAATGTAAAATGTCAGCTATTTGACTTCCAATGTCATTAATTTCCACTAAAATATATGCATCGTTGTATTTTCTAGCAATTGGGTATATTAAATTTGGATAAATTATTGGAGAAATTTCATTATTTTTAAATGTGGCAACTACCTTATATGGTATGCTGGTGATGTCTATCATGGCAAAGGCATGATAATCTATGCTTTGTCCTCTAGATGTATCAATAACCATGGTATATAAGTGGTCTTTTTCTGGATATTCATAAATCCAGACTCCTTGTTCGTTTTTATAAATTGGATCTTGATATGCCATTACCTTTAATTTTGTTGGATCTATAAGTGTATTGGTAGACCCAATAAACGAACACTCAAACTCTACTCTAAATTGTTGCTCGGAAGTATTTGCAATTTGCTTCTTTTTCCATTCATTATCTCTTCCTGGAACTTGATTCCAGTGAACCTCAACTGGAATAAAGGAATTTCTTTCATTTTCCGCATCAGTCCAAATCTTGTAAAACATGTTTAGACCATTTGGAGTAGATACAATCAAGATCTTGGTATCTTGACCAGAAGAAATAGTTGGATATACAGATGAATAAAATTCATCTGCTATATGTGGAGGAACATAAGCAAATTCATCAAGGAATATGCAGTTATACGAACCACCACGAATTGCGCTTGATGATGTAGCCGCTGCTTTGATTCTTGAACCGTTTTCAAGAAGAATAGAACCTTTGTTCCATTCTACTACACCTTGTTGAAGCCATTTTGGAAGATACTCATATGCAGTTTTTACTTTTGCTAGAAGATCTCTTGCAATATCTTGTTTGTTTGCCAAAATTGCAACATTCATGTTGTCCTTGAAAAGAACAAAATGAAGAATATATGATACAACTGAAGTTGATTTCCCGCTTTGCCTGGGTAATTTTGCAATGACAAATCTATTGTCATGAACAGAACGAATCATGTCCTTTTGAAAATCATACATCTTGAAATTTACCAAGCCTTCATCCAAATTCACTATTTTTACATAATTTTCAATGAAGTATATTGGATCTTCAGAACATTTGATGTATTCTTCTACTTGTTCTGGAGTAAAGGAAACCTTTACATTTGATCCCTTGATGTTTTGATTTCCAAGATAAGATGTATTATTTTGTTCAGACATCTACTATATCATCTTCTGATAATTTGTTTAGTTCTTTCTTTTTTGCCTTCAACAATTCCTGAAGTTCTTTTGTACTTCCTACAAATATGGAATTATTGATTGTAGAAGGACCCTTAGAAGAATTGTCGTCCTCTTTTCGTATATCTTTCATTTGCTTGTGCAATTGCAACAAATCTTTATTTGCATCTGAAACGCTTTTAATAAGTTGAGATACGACTTCATATGCTCTAGGTGATTGTCCTTCCGAAGCAACCATGAGTATTCCATCGATTGCTTCTGTTCCTTTTTCTATAATATCTCTGAGGTTTTTTCTCACAGTATTATAATCTTTTCGAAGATCTTCTTTAGGATCTTCTGAATTATTTATAATAGAAATATTCTTAGAATCTTCCAATATTTCTCCCATACTTTTAGGTATGGATTGATTTTCTTTATCTTCTGGGAGATCAAATATTTCACTCATGTTTTTTTCAAATTCATTATTCATAATTATTTTATTTATTAAAAATATTGATCAATATATTGTTGGAATCTTGTCATGGGATTTGTAGTATCATATGGTATAGAACTTAATGGTGGTTTTCCAAATCCTTCTCTAATATAATCTATAATGGCTTTAGCCGTAAATCTTGAATCCCAAGAACCTTTTCTATTTTGTTTCATTTTATTTAAAATATAAAGAAATGCATGAAATTTTCTTGCATATAATTTTGATCTAAATTCTCTTAATGCATCTGCCTGTTGTGGTGTTTCGGCATAAGATGTAGGAAGTTGATATTGTTCTCCTGCAATTGCTTTTAAAACTAAAGCTTCCCAATATCTCTTCCTATTAGTTTGTCTTTTTATTATAGCATGTGCATCAAATTGTATATTTTCTGGGTGATCTGGATTTGAAATATCCAAATCATATAAATTTTTATATTGTTGATCAAAACCAGGAGAAGTTTCATCTATTAAATAAGATACTAAATCTCTTTCTGGGTTGGTTATGCCAGTGGAATTTTTGAATGAAGATATACTTTCATGGTAATTTGAATGAATATCATATCCTTGTAGTTTCCAATCAGTAAAAGTTACCGGCAAATATGTATTATAAATGTCTCCTGCTGCAAACATTTGTTGTGTTGAAGGCCAAACAGGAATAGAATTTGCATTATCCGTCAAGGAAGCTGTTAGTTTAATTGAACAATAATCATTTTTAAATTCTTGAGTATCACCAAATCGCCATGTAGATAATCTAGTATTAAATTCTTGTGTTGGAATATTTTGTATACTGTTTTTTACTATAAATGCACCTGCATCATATGCATTTCCTCCACCCATTGTTGATAAAATTTTATTATTACCAAAGAAAATATTTTCAACATATTTAATTGTTTCTTTATATTGTTCATTATTTTTATCTTTGTAAGAAGGATATGTTATTGGGGATACACCCATAGTGAATGGAGTCCAAACAATATTGTTAATTATACAAGCATATTTTCCTGTATCTGTTGGAATATACTGAACTGGTTTATTACAACCAGGAGATCCAGTTCTAATAGGATATGAATTAAAAGAAAGATGCGATCCGCCATTTGCTCCCCAAAAACTATGTGTTCTTATATTATCATCTACAATAAAGATAGTATCCAAATTATTATGTGTGGTTGTAGATCCGGCAACAAACCAACCATACCCACCAGGGTTTCCAGTACTAACTCCACTAAATGGATTTTCATAAATCATAACATTAGATTTTATAATTCCGGATTGTCTATCACGGGGAGGACTTTCACTACTGCCTATAGAAGCAACACTATCAGAAAACATGAATAAATTTCTTTCAATACAACCACTACCTCTAGCTTGAATATTTCCACTTGATGGTCTACTAAAAGTACATCCTCTTATGTTAATGAATGCATATGAATAAATATTTCTAGTATAAACACTCATTGTGGTTGTAAAATTTAAAGGTGAATTTGGATTTGAATTGGGGTCTACCCAAAAATTAGAATTCCATATGTTATTTTTCATTCCACCATTATCAAATATGCATTCTTCTAATAGAAGATTTGTATTTGTATCATATTCGCCATCAATATAAATGTTTTGACTATGAGTAGATGTCAACCACGATCCAGATAATACACATCTTCTTATTTTTACATCATTATTTTTTGCATCTAAATGCATATTTCCTTTGCAATAAACATCTTCAAGTAAAAATCCTTTTGTGCTTCCGTGAGGAGTAGAACCGTAAACTCTTTCGAATGTATCATTTGAGTTTATATTCCACAAGCCATGTTGAGTAAAAGTAATTATTCTTTCTTGGCCATTATGAACATATTTCAATATTCTGTTGAACAAGTTTACTTGATTAGCATTGTGTGATGTATATAATATATCACCACAAATATTTGATGGTTCTGTTATTGATTCATATGTTGATGTTGAAGCATCATATTTGATATATGATGTAATACGTTTTGATGGGGTGTTTGTATCCAACCAAAAACTTCCTTGTCCGGAAATTGCTATGTAATAATCATTATTATTATAGCCTTGCGTTATGTCTAGAATTTCGGTAATACTAGAGGGAAAATTCAAAGAACTCCAGGTTGAATTTATTAGATTAAATTTAGCAAGATTATTATATCCTGAAGTTTCTCCGATATAATCAAACCTTCCACCAACAAACAAGTCATTTTCTATGATTTTTATAAATTGAAAGTTATAAGTATTTGGAGATCCATAATAAAAAATATCATCAGATAATCTAGAAACTGTATTTGTAGTTAAATTTATTTTATAAATATAATTTGAATCAAATGTTC